TCTTTCTGTATGCATCGTCAGCAAAAGCAGTTTTTTGAAAAACATAAATTGTTTATGACACAATGTGTATCCAATGAAATACGAGGATTGATTTATGGGTGGCAAAGGTAGCGGAGGGCATAACAGGAAACCTGTTGAGCGCAAAATGCGTATTGGTAATCCGTCTGGGCGTAAGTTGCCTGAGGTTGTTCCAATGGCTGAAATAACAACGCTTGCTTCAAGTCATATCCCTGAGCCGACACGCCCTTTGGGTAATCAAGGAATGACTTTGTGGAATCAGATTTGGACTTCTGGTGCTGGTTGGTTGAAACAGAATATGGATACTGAACTGGTTTTGATGTTGTGTGAAGCGACTGAAGAACGAACTCGTTTAAGAGTTATGTTAAAAAAAGATCAGACTTTGTGGCGTGAACGCCGTGCGCTTCGTGAAGTAGATCGTCAGATCATTACACTGTTAGGGCAGGTAGGATTCAGCCCGTCTGAGAGAGGATTATTGGGAACAGGTGAAACAACAAAGCACGAGTTCAGCGACCTTGCAAAGCGTATTGCCGAAAAGCGTTCAGCCAGCCGATAAGTGGAAACCTGCGTTTTATACGCAGCGCAAGAATCGTTCTACTGACGGCGATGAGATAATTAACTTTGCTGAAAACTATTTCAATGTGTTGAAAGGTTTTCGGGCAGGTCAGCCTTTGCAGTTCACTACTTGGCAGAAGTGGTTGTTGCGTTCTCTCTATGAGCGTGATGATATAACGGGCAGGCTTCGTTATCGCCGTGCGCTTATCGGCTTACCTCGTAAGCAGGGAAAGAGTTTGATGTTGTCGGCTGTAGGTGTTTACGGAATGATCGCAGGCGAAGCAGGCTCAGAAGTTTATGCGGTAGCAAACGATAGACAGCAGGCACGAATTATTTTTAACGAAGCCAAGCAGCAGATCGTTAATAGCCCGATGCTTAACGCCGAGTCAAAGATCTATCGTGATGCTATTGAGATGCCTCGTTTCGGTTCTGTGTTCCGTGTGTTGTCATCAGACTTCAAAGGGCAAGCAGGTTTGAATCCTTCTCTTGTATTGTTTGACGAACTTTGGGGGCAATCAAGTCACGATCTCTATGACCAAATGACTTTGGGTTCTGGCGCACGAATAGAACCATTAACAATCAGCATCACAACGGCTGGATATGACCTAGATTCGCTTGCAGGAAGACTTTATCAGTATGGAAAACAAGTAAGTTCGGGTGAAATTGATGATGATTCGTTTGGTTTTTGGTGGTGGGAAGCACCCGAAAACTGTGAAATAGATGACCAAAAAGCGTGGCGTATCTCTAATCCGAACCTCGCTGAAGGCTTATTAGACCCAGAAGATCTTGCCGTTGCTGTTAAACAGACGAGTGAAATGGGTATGCGAAGATGGCGTTTGAATCAGTGGGTGCGTTCTCAAGAGTCTTGGTTGCCTGTTGGTGCTTGGGAACAATGTGTATCGGATACACAATTAGATTTTGAGTTACCTGTCTGGGTTGGTATTGATATGGCATTAAAACACGACAGCATCGGGGTTGTTGTCGCTCAACCTCAAAATGAAAAGATTGTTTTACGCTCAAAGATTTGGCAACCATCGGCTGAAGGTGTTGATGTTGCTGATGTTGAAGCGCATTTACGAGAACTTCATCAAACATACAAAGTTCAAGAGTTCGCTTTTGACCCAGCATATTTTATGCGAAGCGCAGAAGCATTAAGCGATGACGGGCTACCTATGGTGGAGTTCGGGCAGTCAGCAGCACGAATGATTCCAGCCTGCGGTAACGCTTATGAGTTGATCATAAACAAGAAGGTGGCTCACGATGGTTCGCCTACTTTCACAGATCAAGTGTTATCGGCAGCGCAAAGAATGACCGATACAGGTTGGCGTTTAAGTAAAGGCAAATCTCGCCGTAAGATTGACGCTTGTATTGCTATGGTTATGGCATTAGATCGTGCGACAACCAGAGCAACAGCAGTAATTGAACCGTCAGTATTGGATATTTGGAAATGATTAATAAGCAGAATATAACTACAGCGATGGAAATTGTTGGTGGCGTTTTAGTTGTGTTAGGTGTTTCGGCGTTTAGTGTGCCGATTAGTGTTATTGTTGCTGGAGTTCTTTTGATTGTTGCTGGAGGTCTAGCAGTATGAGTTTGTTTCGCAAGTCTGAACAGCGAGCGTTGCCGACTTCTATTGACCCGTATCAGATCACAGCACGACCATATTACCCGAACTATACGGGTGAAATTGTTACCGAACTGACAGCGTTAGCGCATAGCGCAGTTATTTCTGCTGTGACTATTCTTGCTGATTCTATTGCTGCGATGCCTCTTGAACTTACTCGGACTCGTGCTGGTCGTATTGAGAAACTTCCTACGCCTTCTGTTTTGCAACGCCCGAACGATAGACAAAATATGTTTGAGTTCGTTCATCAAACAATGGCGACTCTTGCTTTGCACGGGAACGCTTACATTTATGCGCCACAAGGTGCGAACGGTTTGCCTTTAGAGATGCGAAACATTCATCCGAAAGCGATCAGCAGAATTGCGTTAAGCGATACGGGCGAAATGATTTATGAAATGGGCAAACAAGAATACTCCAGCAAAGATATTCGTTCAATTCACTGGTTGATTTTGCCAAATCAGTTGCGAGGCGTTTCACCGATTGAAACAATGCGAAATACAGTCGGTATGGGTATAGCGATGGATAGATTCCTCGCACAATTCTATGGTGAAGGCGCAACACCGTCATCAGTTCTTGAAACAGATGGCGCATTAACCCCAGATCAAGCACGACAAATTCGTGATTCGTGGGAAGAATCACACTACAAACATCGCAAACCTGCCGTGCTTCAAGGCGGATTAAAGTGGCGACCAATCACTACAAGCGCAGCAGATATGCAAATGCTTGAACATAAAGAGTCAATCATTCGTGATATTGCCCGTGTTTATCGTATTCCGCTTCATTTAATCATCGGAACAGGCGGAGACAGCCAGACTTATCAGAATCTTGAAGCAGTTGGTTCGGCTTTCTACCAATATACGCTTCTTGGTTGGGTTCGCCGTCTTGAAACGGCGTTTAGCGAAATGTTGCCGATCAATCAGCAAGTTCGTTTCAATGCTTCAGAGTTCTTGCGAGCCGATCTGATGACCCGTGTTAAAGCACAACAAACTCAGATCCTTTCAGGCACTTTGACACCGAATGAGGCACGAGAAATAGAAAATCGTGAACCTTATGATGGTGGAAACGAGTTTGTAGCACCTTCATCAACACCTGTCATCGGCAACGATGCGATACCACCAGAAAAGTAGTTCATTATGCAATCCGTCAAGATAACTATTACGACTTCACCGACAGTCATCTTTGGTGGCGATGACAAGAACCGTTGGTGTCGCATACACAACAAGAGCGGTGGTGCAATCTACATCGGTCACGACAACGTGACTGCCGCCGATGGCTTCCTTGTTGATAACGGCGAGAATGTTGAAATCTTTATGCCATCAAGAGAAATGCTCTACGGAGTTACATCAGGGGGCACTAGCGACTTGATGACACTCACACCAGATGTGGATTAGTTATGCCATATGAAGTAATTATGAACGCAGAAAATTGCGATGGACACGCAGTAGTAAAAGTCGGTTCAATGATTGCTGTTGATGGTGGCTGTCACGCAACACATCAAGAAGCGGTAGATCAGATGACGGCATTGAATATCGCTACAGCAGATGAACAAAGTAAACGGAACGGCGAAATGATTGTTGCTATAGATCAGGCAATCAATTTGTTAATCCAAGCAAAGATGGCTTACGAATCCGAAGAAGGCGAAGAAGAAGAACCAGAAGATGAAGGCGAAATGGAAGTTGATGAATACAGGGCTGTGAATATGGTTGCGCCTGCTTTTATGAAGGCATCTGCTAGGCGTGGTCTGGCTTTACACGAAGAAGGTAAGTCGGGCGATGGTCTTGTGCCTGCCACTGTCGCTGATGCTCGCCGTATGGCTAACGGTGAACCGTTGAGCGAAAACAAATGGCGCAAAATATCGCCGTGGATTGCTCGTCACATTGTTGATCTTGACGCAGTTCAAGGCGATGAAATAACTGCTGGACTTGTAGCGATGTTGTTGTGGGGTGGCGGTTCAAGTAAAGCGAGTGCGAGGCGAGCGCAAGCATACGCCGAACGAGTTGTGGCAAACTTAGATGAAACAAAGTAATGTGAGGTAACTATGAGCGAAACTTTTAATTGGGTTGCTAAACCTATTGATGAGAAACGAACTATTGCGTATAGCAATCTTGAGGTTCGTGCCGAAGGTGATGGCAACACATTGATCGGTTACGCAGCAGTTTTTGATTCGCCTTCAGAGCCGATGCCGTTTGTGGAATATGTTAAGCGTGGTGCTTTCAGTAAAACTTTGAATGATGGCGCAGATGTTCGCTTATTGATTGATCACGAAGGAGTGCCACTAGCAAGGTCAAGGTCAGGAACTCTTGCTCTTGAAGAAGATGATCGTGGTTTGCGTGTAGAAGCAGAACTTGACCCAAGCAACCCTGACGCTGCCCGTATTATTTCGGCGATGAAACGAGGCGATCTTTCACAAATGAGTTTCGCTTTCAGAACCATTAAAGATAACTGGTCAGATGATCGTTCGGTTCGTGAACTTCGGGAAGTTCAATTATTTGATGTCAGCGTAGTTACCTTCCCAGCGTATGAGGAAACAGTTGCCGAGTTGCGCAACCGTAATTCGTCTGTTACCATTCCAGCGACTTCTTTAATGCGTTTGCGAAAATCGCAGATCGCAGTAGAGAAGTTACGCAGCCGTTAAACAGCCGACCAATTCGGTCACTGGTCTTATCACTCGGACAAAACATAAACCGATTGACCATTGGAGGTCATAATGTCATTCAGCAAAACACTTATTGAAAAGCGTGACGCTGCACTTGCAAAGGCTGAAGCAATCGTTTCGGCAGCACAAGCAGACGCACGAGAACTCACAGTTGAAGAAGATGCAGATATCACAGCATCACTCGCTGATGTTCGTTCACTTGATGAACAAATTGAAAAGCACATTGAACTTGAAAAGCGTTCAGCAGAAGCAGCAGAACTTCGCAAAGAAAAGAAGTTTGATGTTGCAGTTGGTGGCTCAGTCGTAAAGTCTGAGGCTCGCACCTACTCGCCACAAGCAGAATCATCGTTTATTCGTGACGCTTACGCAGCACAATTCAACAACGATTTTGCAGCAAAAGAGCGTCTTGCTCGTCATATGAACGAGGAAAAGATTGAACGCCGTGATGTAACCAGCGCAAACTTCGCTGGTTTGGTTGTGCCACAGTTCTTGACTGAACTCGCAGCACCGTTCGCTCGTGCAGGTCGTGTAACTGCTGATCTTGCTCGCAAGCACCAACTTCCAGATGCAGGTTTGACAATCAGCATCAGCAAGGTAACAACTGGCACAGCAGTCGCAGAACAGACTGAAGGCGCAGCAGTTCAAGAAACCGATATGGACGACACCAAGTTGGATATTTCGGTCAAAACTTTTGCTGGTATGCAAGATGTTTCTCGTCAAGCGATTGAGCGTGGAACAAACATTGACAGCCTTGTAATGGCTGACCTTGTTTCGGCTTATCACACAACATTGAACACGGCAGTTGTCGCTGAGTTGTTTGCTTCGGCAGGTAACGCAGTCACTTACACTGACGCTTCGCCAACAGTTGCGGAACTCTATCCAAAACTATTGGACTCAGTGCAGAAAGTTCAGACTTCATTCTTCGCTGGACCAAATGTGATCATTATGCACCCACGCCGACTGGCATTCATTTTGGCAGCAGTTGATTCAAGCAACCGCCCACTTGCAGTTCCAACAGCGCAAGGCCCAATGAACGCATTTGCTGGTGGCAATGGCGCACCTGTTTACGGCAACAGCGGTTACTCAATCGCAGGGTTGCCAGTATTCACTGACGCAACAATTGCAACTGACAAAGGCGCAGGAACTAACCAAGACACCATCTACATTGGTAACTCGCAAGAGTTGCACTTGTGGGAACAAGGTGCTGGTGAACCAATGATGTTGCGCTTTGAGCAACCAAAGAGTTCAGAACTTGAAATCACGATGATTGTGTATGGCTACGCAGCATTCACAGCAAATCGTTATCCAAGTGCTTGGTCACAGATCAACGGAACTGGATTGGTCACGCCAACATTCTGATCTAGGTCAGACATCGCTTAAAGGTTGCTGATATCCTTCGGGGTGTCAGCAACCTTTAGCATTTATGGAGTATTTATGAACAAACAAATCAATGCTTTGCTTCAAGAACGGGCAGGCTATGTGAGGCGTAATCTGCCAAAGCGTGTTGAATCTGTTGATGCTGCTTTGCGTGAACTAGGTTTTGATCACAAACATATGAGCGAAGAACCACAGATTGAGACAGCAAGCGTTGAGCCTGAAGTTGAGAAAACTGTTTTGAAGCGTGGTAAGAAAAAGAAGGCATAGTCAATGGCGATCACAAATGGTTATTGCACTTTGGCGGAATTAAAATCTGCGCTGCGAATAACCGATTCAACTGATGACACGCTTTTAGAGAGTGCGATTGAGTCGGCTTCTCGGCGCATTGATGGTTACTGTGGCAGATTCTTTTACAAGACTTCACAGACTGCTGTGCCGATGTATCCATACGACGAATATCTTTTAGACTTCGGCAGAGATGTAGCGAACACAAGCGTAACAATCAAGATTGATTCGGCAGGTGACGGAACTTACGCCACGACTTTGACGCAAGGCGTGGACTATGTGCTTCAGCCAAGAAATGTGCCGATCTACACACGCCCATATGAATCTGCCCGTATGGTTGGGGGTGCAACCTTCCCTTTGTTTACTTTGCCATCTTTTGAAACTGTGCAAGTTACAGCACAATGGGGTTGGGAAAATATCCCTGACGATGTGAATCAAGCCTGTATCTTGCTTTCTATGCGCCAGTTCGCTCGGCTTAATGCTGCGCTTGGTGTTGTCGGTTTTGCAGATATGGCGATCACCGTTCGGGCTGTTGATCCTGATGTGCGTGATTTGCTTTCACAATATCGCCGTTTCGGTATCGCCTAATGCCTGCCACTGTTTCTCAAGTCGCTTCAGGGCTTGCTACACGCCTAGCAACGATCTCTGGGCTTCGTAGCACCGCTTATCAGCCTGAGCAACTTAATCCGCCTTTGGCGTTCCCTACTTTGAATCGGGTTGAATATCACAGGGCTTTTTCTGGTGGCGATGTCGTAATGGACTGGACTATCAATGTGGTGGTCGGCAGATATGTTGATCGCAACGCTTTCACAATCCTTGACGGCTACCTTTCTTATTCGGGTGCTACAAGTATTCGTGCAGCGATTGAAGGCGACAAGACGCTTGGTGGCGTTTGTAAAACTTTGGTGCTACCATCAGGTGCGAACATAACAAGTTTAAGTTCTGCTGACGCAGAGTTTTTACAAATACAATTCCAAGTAACAGTTCACGGATAGGACAGATAATGGCAAACTATAAAGTGATGAGCGAAAATTGCACTCTTGGCAAACAAGGTGCGACCCTTAGCGCAGATGATCTTCAAGGTTTCAACATTGATGCTCTTGTTGATGGTGGACATTTGGCAGAAGTTAATGTTAAAGTTCCTAAACAGGACACGAAAGAAAGCGATAAATAATTATGGCAGTTTTAGTTTTGACAGATGCTTCAATCACAATCAACAGCGTTGCGCTGGGTGATCATTCTAATACAGTTACGCTCAATTATGAAAAGGACAGCGTTGAGGTAACAGCGTTCGGAATGACTGGGCATAAGTTCACAGGTGGTTTGCAGAACAATTCGCTTGACATTGATTTGATGCAAGATTTTGCAGCAGCAAATGTTGAAGCAACTATCTTCCCTCTTGTTGGAACTCAAACAACTGTTGTGATTAAACCAACTTCAGATGCTGTGTCGGCTACGAACCCTTCATACACTTTGACTGACACATTCCTCGCAGCACATACACCTGTGGCTGGTGCTGTTGGCGAATTGGCAATGACAAGTCTTTCATTTACTGGTGGAGTTTTAACAAAGGCAACATCGTAATAAACAACAATTAGAAGGAGATCACAATGAAAATTGCGTTAAAAGTTGAATACCTAGATGGCACGATTGAGTCTGTTGAAGCAGTGTTCGCTGACTTCGTAGGCTTTGAACGCACTTGGCAAAGAAGCGTTGTGCGCCTAGAAACAGAAATGCGTTTAACCGATCTTGCTTGGCTTGCTTGGTCTGCTCTCACGCACAGAGGCAAAACAAAACTAAAGTTTGACCCTGATTGGATTGCTACAGTTGCTCAAGTTACACCAGCAGACGATGGTGATTCCCCAAAAGAATAAAGTTCGGTGAAGATTCAGCGCACTGGCTGATCGCTCACCTAGCACACGAATACCATATTGCGCCATCTTTGCTTCTAAATGAGAGCGAAGAAATGCTTGAAACGATGTTGGCGTATCACCGATGGCTTGTTAAGCAGGCGAATCGTAAGCGTAGATAGTTGTATGATGTGCGCCTATGGCAACCAATCTAAAGTTTTACGGCATAAACGAAACTCTGAGATATCTCAAAGACTACGAAAAAGATTTGTATAAGACTCTGCGGAAAGACTTGGTGACAAAAGCGCAACCATTATCACGACTTGTTGGCAGTCGTTTCCCTGATAAACCATTAAGCAACTGGCATAGTTCAGGTGATCGCAGAGGCGCAGCAAGAATGCCTCCGTATATGGTTGGCAAAGCAAAAGCAGGTGTGAAACCGATAGCAGGCACAGGTTCATCTCGTGGCAAAGGTCAAGTCATTTTGCGTATTCAACAAAAAGACGCAGGCGCACAAGTTTATGATTCTGCTGGTCGTGGCAACTATGAAACAAGCGGTTCAACTTTTATCAATAATCTTGATTCTAAATCTTCAAAAAAGAGCAACCGTGGCACAACTCGTTCCCGTATTATGTTCGGTGCAGTCAAAGGTAACCAAAAGATGATTGAACAAGATGTGCTTGAAGTAATAAAGAAGGTTGATGCTTATACAACAAAGGCGATTAACGCTGGAACAGGAAGATAATTTATGGCTGTTGGCGTAAATATAGTCTCTAATTTTGACAGCAAAGGTATCTCACGGGCAATTAAAGATTTCCAAAAACTTCAGGCTGTTGGTGCAAGCACTGGAACTAAAGCAACTTTTGCTTTACGCACCATTGATAGTGCAGCAAAGAATATGGTCGCTTCGTTGGCGAGGCTTGGTGCTGGTGCAGCCATTTTCGGTGGTTTAACAGTTAAGTCTTTCGCTGATTTTGATGACGCAATGACGCAATCAACAGCGATTATGGGCAACATCTCTGATCAGATGAAAAACGAAATGTCTGCTGCTGCTAGACAGATGGCACGAACAACAACCTTTAGTGCTACCGAAGCAGCAAAATCTTTCTACTTTTTAGCGTCAGCAGGTTTAGACGCTAAATCATCAATTATGGCTTTGCCTAAAGTTGCCAAGTTCGCTCAAGCAGGAATGTTTGATATGGCACTTGCGACTGACTTGCTTACTGATGCACAATCCGCATTGGGATTAACAATACGCACTGACGCTGTTGCCAATATGCAAAATATGGTGAAGGTCAGTGATGTTCTTGTAAAAGCAAACACACTCGCAAACGCTTCTGTTGAACAGTTTTCAACTGCGCTAACCAATAAGGCTGGTGCAGCAATGAAGGCTGTCGGTATGGACATTGAAGAAGGTGTTGCTGTTCTTGCTGCGTTCGCTGATCAAGGTATTAAGAGTGAGGAGGCTGGCACACAGTTCAGCATTGTTTTGCGTGATCTGCAAACAAAAGCATTGGACAATAGTGCAGCATTTAAGGCTGCAGGGATTTCGGTGTTTGATTCTTCTGGCGAATTGCGAAATATGGGTGACATTATTGCAGATGTTGAAGGTGCTTTGGCTGGTCAGTCTGATGCCACCAAGAAAGCAACTTTGATGCAACTTGGTTTTACAGATAAATCAATAGCGTCAATGTTGGCGTTGGTCGGAACAAGTGACGCAATCAAAGGATACGAGGAACAGTTGCGTCTTGCTTCTGGAACAACAGAGGAAGTTGCAGCAAAACAATTAACCAGTTTGTCCGCACAGTTGAAACTTGCGAAAAATAATTTGAATGATGTCGCTATTATGATTGGTGAAAAACTTGCGCCTTATGTTCGTTCATTGGCTGGCGTGTTTCAGCAATTTGGACAGATTGTTAGTGAAGATGGTATTGGTGCAGGTCTGAAGTATTTAGGTAGTGAGTTTTTGAATCTGACTGCGAATATGGGGACATTCGGCAATGTGATGTTAGGGCTGATTTCTTTGTTTGTTTCGTTGCGTTTGGTTGCTATCGCTGCGACTATTGCCCAGAACTTGTTTAATGTTGCGTTGCTGAACAACCCGATTGGCAGAGTGGTTGCTATCTTGATTGTTCTAGGAACTGCTGTTGTCGCTGCATATCTAAAGTTTGAAGGCTTCCGCAAAGTAGTTCATTCTGTAATCAATTTTGTTATTGGCTACATAGAGCGTATGGTGAATTTTTGGATTAAAGCAATTAACATATTTATTAAAGCACTTAATTTTTTTAGACCGCTTTTAGGCAAATTAGGTATTGAATTTGATGAATTAGGTGAACTTGGCGAAGTTTCTTTTGGTCGCATCGGCAACGCAGCAAACAAAACAAATAAAGAAGTTTCTAAAACTATTGGAATGATTCAGGCTGTAAAAAATGCTGAAAGAATGGGACTTGCACCAGTATTCACACCACCACCACTACCAGAAGTAAATAACAATAGCGGTGAATCGGCTATTGAAAAAGCAAAGAAAGCGTTACAGAAATACACTGACGCAATCAAAGGCGTTACACAGGCTCAGCGTTCGTTGCGTGACGCAAACAAGAGCGTAGATGAATCAAACAAGAGCCTGTTAGAAAAGACTAAGGCTCTCACTGAAGCACAAAAGCGTTTCAATTTAGTTACTAAAGGGTTTGGCAGAGAATCCAAAGAGGCGAAGAACGCCGAACAGGAACGCACAAAGGCTGAGCGTTCTGCTGAGCGAGCCAAGTATGCGCTAGAAGAAGCAATTTTTGCGATTAAAGACGCTGAAGAAGAATTAGCGAAAGTTCGTCAAGACCCTGCTTCAACGCCCCAGAGGATTCGTGAAGCCGAGATCAGGTTGGCTCAAGCGAAACTGTCTGTCGCTGACGCTACCGATGAGCAAAAGGCTTCTGTTGATGCCCTTACTGCTGCTCAAGAGAAACTTGATGAGGTTGTTAATGGTGCAAAAGAAGGTAGTGATGCCTATAAAGATGCGTTGGCTGATTTGCTTGATGCTGAGAAAGCCCAGCGTGACGCTATTGATGCACGAACCGAAGCCTATGAGCGTCAGGCTGATGCTGTAGCGAAATTGACTGAGGCTGAAAAAGAACGAGCAGAAGCAGGCAAAAATATTACTAAAGCGCAGAAGGCTGCTGCTGACGCTAACGCTGTTGTTATTGTGCCTGATATTGATACGGGCGGTGGGGCAACGGGTGGCACAGGTTTTGATTTTGGTTTCGGTGAAATAACTTTTGAAGATCTGAAAAACATTCGTGTTCCAACACTTGAAGAACTTATAGGTGGCGGTATGGGAACATTCGCTGACGGTGGCATCGTTACTAAAGCGATGCTCGGTCTTGTCGGTGAAGCAGGCGCAGAGGCGATCATTCCTCTTGACCGTATGGGTTCTATGGGTAGCACTTACAACATTCAAGTTACGGCTGGTATGGGTGCTGACGGTAAAGATATTGGCACACAGATCGTGAACGCTTTGAAGCGTTATGAGCGAACGAACGGTGCTTTGCCTTTGACGGTGGCATAAATGGCTACCACTCTCGCATCAGGCGAGCAGATTACTGTTCTCGCTGAAGTAGGTTTCATCACTAACTTCTTTGTGCTTGACGATGCCGAAGCAGGCGTTTTAGATAACACCGAGTTTGTTCTTGACGGCAACCTTGAAGGCGTGGACATCACCGAATACTGTCAAGAAGTTTCTATTACTCGTGGCAGACAAGATCAGTTCGCACAATTTAACGCAGGACAATGCGCTATCAAATTAGTGAATAACGACAGACGCTTTGACCCGATCAACGAGGATTCGCCTTATTGGGATACTGCTGCTGGGCGTTCTGGTGTTGTGCCACGCCGTAAAGTTACGATCACTTCAGGCGCAAACTATCTGTTTACGGGTCGTATTACCGATATAGATGTTGTTTATGATTACAACTTGAGCACGGTTACGATTACGGCAGCAGATGATTTCGTGTTGTTGGCGAACACGGTTGTTGAGGCTGACACTACGCCTTCGGTTGAATTGTCGGGCGCACGAGTCAATTATCTTTTGGATTTGCCTGAGATTGATTACCCTCTAACTACACGAGATATTTCTGCTGGCTTAGCAACATTAGGCGCATACACAATTTCTGCGAACACGAACGCTTTAACTTATCTACAACAAATCGCCACAAGTGAACAGGGTGCTTGCTTTATTGCTGCGAACGGCGACCTGACTTTTACTGATCGCCTTGATGCTTCGTTTGCGACTATCGCAGCCGAGTTCTCTGACGCTGGCACAAACATTCCCTACACGGCACTACAAGTTATTTACGGGCAAGAGTTTCTCTATAACCGTATTCAAGCAACGATTCAAGGCGGAACGGTTCAGATCGCTGATAATGCTGCTTCACAAGCAGAGTTCGGGATAACGACTTATTCGTTGCCTGATTTGTTGCTTCAATCGGATAGCGAGGCATTAACTTTAGCGAATTATTTGGTTGGTCTGTATGCAAATCCTCAGTATCGTTTTGACGATCTAGGGCTTGTCACTTCGGCTATGTCAGCACCGAACCGTGACGCTATCAACGCTCTTGAACTTCAAGATGTCGTTACCGTAACCCGAACCTACACGACTGGTTCGCCTCTTTCTGTTACCGAGTATTATGCGGTTGAACGGCTGACTCATTTGATTACGGCTGGCGAACATCGGGTTACTGTCGGCTTGTTTAACACCGAGATCGTATTTGAATTTATACTTGGTGGTTACACGACTACGACTACACGCACAAATCTTGTAAAAAACCCAAACTTTGAAACAAACGCTACGGGCTGGACTGGCGGTGGTGGTGCTTCTGCTTCGGTTGCTAGAAGTACAGCGCAACAATATATTGGTTCTGCGTCTTTGGCTGTGACTTCAGGTGTAAACGGTACGGCACGAGCATTTTGTCAAAATGTTGCACCAAGAATTGCGGTGACAGCAGGAACTTCTTACACATTTTCGGCTTACACAAAATCGCCAACATCAGCACGATTAGTTGATTTTCTTGTTAGTTGGTATGACAATTCGGGAACATATTTGAGTGATACGGAAAGCGCTGATTTTACAAATACAACGACAGGGTGGACACGGATAACCTACACAGTTACCGCTATTGCAAACTCTTTCAGTTGCACTCCTTCTATCCGTTTTTTCAATACTGTAACTGGTGAGGTTAATTACATTGACGCTGTGCTGGTTGAACAAGCCTCGTCAGCACTCCCATATTTTGATGGCACATACGCCGACGCTTATTCGGGATACACACTCACCGAGCAAGCGTGGAACGGCACAGTTGATGCGTCAATCAGCACAGCCACTTGGGGGCTTAATAGTTCGTTTATTCTTGGTGGTGAACTTGACTCCGATAAGGCATTGTCTTAGCACTTATTTTTGTGTTAGATAGCACAAACGCTCTTGCCTGATATACACTAGGCGACTATGGCAAATACGCAGACTAAAGTTCCGTTGTTCGCAGCAGCAGAGGTTTTAACAGCAGCGAATATGAATATCAGTGCAGGCACAGGAATCCCTGTGTTCGCAACTACTGTTACTCGTGACGCAGCGTTTGGTGGTGCTGGTGAGAAGGTTTTGGCTGAAGGACAATTCGCTTATGTAGAAGCCGATGACACACTATATTTTTATGACGGTAGTGTATGGGCAGAAGTCGGTGGTGGCGTTGCGAGCGATTCCGATCAATTAATTTTAAGTTCACAGATATT